AGATGACGAAGGTGAAGACTTTGGTGATTTAGACGCTGAAGAAGAATTATCCTTTGAAGACAAAGAGGAATTAGAAGAAGATGCTAAATTAGTAAATGCTCCTAAACCAGTTACATCAGAAGAAGGCAGTGTTAATACAACAAGTGCTAATGCAAATGATGCAGGTAAGAAATCTAAAACAGATGCAAGACCTGTTCAAACTAGTACAGCAACTGAAAACGGACGCCCTGCACCAAAAGCAAAAGACTTAGGTGTTGATGGTCCAGAAGGTGGCGCAACATTAACTAAAGCACCCGCTCCTAAAAAAGGCGAGTAATTAGGTGTCTTTCCTACAAGAAAATTTATCATTTGACGCAGCTCAGGTAATACTTGAGCGTAGTGGAGAAGAGGGTAAAGATTTGTACATGAAAGGCCTTTGCATCCAAGGTGATGTAAAGAATGCTAACCAGCGTATCTACCCAGTTAATGAAATTTCAAATGCCGTTAAGTCATTGAAAGAGCAAATCGGTGGTGGATATTCTGTATTGGGTGAGTTAGACCACCCAGATGATTTAAAAATTAACCTAGACCGTGTAAGCCATGTCATCACTGATGTGTGGATGGAAGGCGCAAACGGTTATGGTAAATTAAAGATATTACCTACTCCAATGGGAACACTAGTTGAGACCATGTTGGGAGCAGGAGTAAAGTTAGGTGTCTCGAGCAGAGGTAGCGGAAACGTTAATGAAAGCAACGGACATGTAAGTGATTTTGAAATAGTAACAGTTGACGTAGTAGCACAACCTAGTGCACCTGACGCTTATCCAACAGCAATTTACGAAGGGTTGTTGAATATGGAAGGTGGTTCTAAGTTGCTTGAAATGGCTTCTGATGCTAGAGAGAGTATCACAGCACAGAGATTTTTGAAAAGTGGCATTTTGCAACTTATTAAAGACCTCAAATTATAGGAGATATTGATGCTAGATGCAATGAAACCCTTGCTTGACAGTGAACTTATCAACGAAGACACTCGTGTTGCTATCCAGGAAGAATGGGATAAAAAACTAAACGAGACTCGTGAAGAAGTACGCACTGAGTTGCGCGAAGAATTCGCACAACGCTACGAGCACGACAAACAAACAATGGTAGAAGCACTAGACCGCATGGTATCTGAAAGTCTTGAAGCAGAAATTCAAGAAGTTGTTGCTGAGAAAGAACAACTTGCTGAAGATCGCGTTAAGTTCAACGCAAAGATGACTGAAAATTCTAATAAATTTAATAAATTTATGGTTACTAAGTTAAGCGAAGAAATTAACGATTTAAGAAATGATAGACAAGTTCAATCGGAAGGTATGCAAAAGTTGGAAAATTTTGTAGTTAAATCCCTTGCAAAAGAGATTAACGAATTTGCACAAGATAAGAAAGAAGTTATTGAAACTAAAGTCAAACTTGTAGCAGAAGCAAAATCTAAACTTAGCACTCTTAAAACGAAATTCGTTAAAGAAAATGCCAAGAAAGTTGGAAGTGTTATTACCAAGCGTCTAAACACTGAATTATCACAATTACATGAAGATGTTAAGGTTGCTCGTGAGAACAACTTCGGACGTCGTATTTTTGAAGCGTTCGCAACAGAATTTACTGGTACTCATTTAAATGAGAATGCTGTTATTCGTAAATTGAATGCTAAGATTACTGCACGTGATAGTAAGTTAGAAGAAGCCAAAGAAACAATCAAGAAAGCAAAAGTGCTTGTTGAATCAAAGAATGCTGAAGTTAAAACAATTAAAGAGTCTAATGTACGTGCTAAGACTATGGATGAACTGTTAAGTCCTCTACAAGAAGACAAAGCAACTGTCATGCAAAATTTACTTGAAAACGTTCAAACTTCAAGATTGCAACATACATTTGAAAAGTATTTACCAGCCGTTCTTTCTAATAAATCTGTAGGTTCAGATGTAAAAAGAAAGAAAGCGTTAACTGAGAGCAAAAAAGCAATCACTGGTAATAAAGAAACAAAAGAACTGTGCGAAAGCGTCGACAACATTGTTGACATCAAGCGTTTAGCAGGTCTTTAATTAACTGATTTTTAGGAGAAAAAAATGTCAGAACAATTAATCGAAAGTCGTTGGACAGAAACCAAAGACGCCTTGCTAGAAGGTCTACAAGGTACAAAAAGAACAACTATGAGCGTAATCTTAGAGAACACTCGTAACCACTTAGCAGAATCTGCATCAGTTGGTGCTACAGCATCGGGTAACGTTGCTACACTTAACCGTGTAATCTTACCAGTAATCCGACGTGTTATGCCTACGGTAATTGCTAACGACTTAGTTGGTGTACAGCCAATGTCTGGTCCTGTTAGTCAAATTCATACATTGCGTGTACGTTACGGTACTACAATGAATGATACTAGTGCTACAAACACTGATACTACAGCAGGTGACGAAGCGTTAAGCCCGTTCAAGATTGCTACAGCATACTCTGCTGGTACAGGTGCTACACAAGCGGCTTACACAGGCGCGTCTACATCGGCATTGGAAGGACAAGGCGGACGTAACATTAGTGTTCAGTTATTGAAGCAAGCAGTTGAAGCGAAGACGCGTAAGTTACAAGCACGTTGGACATTCGAAGCAGCACAAGATGCTAATTCAATGCACGGTATTGATGTTGAAGCAGAGATTATGGCTGCATTAGCACAAGAAATCACTTCAGAAATTGACCAAGAGATTTTACAATCTTTACGTTCACTTGCAAACACTGAGTTTACATTCGACCAAGCAGCGGTATCTGGTACTGCTACTTTCGTTGGTGATGAGCACGCGGCACTTGCTGTTTTAATTAACAGAACTGCTAACTTAATCGCACAACGCACACGTCGTGGCGCTGGTAACTGGGCTGTAACTAGTCCTCAATCACTTACAATCTTACAATCTGCAACTACGTCAGCATTTGCCCGTACTACAGAAGGCGCTTTTGAAGCACCTACAAATACTAAGTTTGTTGGTACATTGAACAGTGCAATGAAAGTATATGTTGATTCATACGCAGCAGACAGTACAGCAGTACTTGTAGGTTATAAAGGCGCTAGTGAATCTGATGCACCTTCATTCTACTGCCCGTACATCCCATTAATGTCTTCAGGTACAGTACTAGACCCTAGTACGTTTGAGCCTGTTGTTTCATTTATGACTCGTTACGGCTACGTCGAATTGACGAATACTGCATCATCATTTGGTAATGCAGGCGACTACTTAGGTGAAGTTGCAGTTTCTAACTTGTCTTTCTCTTAATCCAGAAAGTTAGTTACTAACTAAGAAAAAGCACCCTTCGGGGTGCTTTTTTGTGTCTAAAATTCGTACATTTGATAAATAACATTAAACCACTGGTTCTAATGTATAATGGTCAAACTATGATAGATAAAATATTACAAATAATCACCGAGAATCCTAGGCATTTTTCTAGGATTATTAAAAAAGATTCAGAATTACACGCATGGGTAACCACAAACACATCAATGAATGATGCATCATCGTACGCTGAGCAAATATATAGTGCAGTATATTCTATAAGTGACGTTTGTGTAAATGGAAACCATAAGAAATTCGTATCGTTTAATAAAGGATATGCATTTTGTGGAAGGGCAAATAAATGTGAATGTGCACTAAAATCAGTATCATCCAAGGTTTCTGAAACAAAACAACAATACAGTGATGAGCGTATCGATGAGATAAACTCTAAGCGAACTGAAACTACTTTAAAAAAGTACGGTGTAACCAATAACGCACAAACTGAATATGCACTGTCACAACATAAGAAATTTTATAAAGACTGTACTAATGTAACAAAGACATTATCCAAGATGCAATCTACATGTATAGAAAAATACGGTGTTGCTAATGCAATGCAGAATGATACAATTGCAACAAAGTCGAAGGATAGATGGTTGAGTTTGTATGGTAAAAATAATGGAAAAATGTACGATGCGGTACGGGCAAAGTCGATAGCATCGTCGTTGTCTCGGTGGCACACTACACATCCTTCAAAAAACCCCAAAGTTATTGCAAAGATGGTTAAAACTAACCTTGAACGTAGAGGTGTAGAATTTTCATTCCAAGATAAAGGGTTGTTGGAGAAAAGTCTAAAAACTCAATTAGAAAATAAAATTCCTGATGAAAATAATAGAAGACGATATCAAAATTCAAAATTTCTAGAGAAGGCAGTCATGTGGTTTGGTATTACTGACTTGGCGAATAAAATGTGCATTACTGAAACTATCCTTGTAAATCAATTAAAACGGTTTGGTATTAAATTACCACGTTCAAAGGGTGAATATCAAATAGTACAATACATTAAGTCATTGGGTATTGCTAATATAAAAATTAGCGATAGAACGCTATTAAAAAAACACGAAATTGATATATTCTTACCTGATTATAATTTAGCAATAGAATTTAATGGTATATATTGGCATACCGAACAGCAGAATCGTGGGAAGACATATCATGTACAAAAAACGATTGATTGCGAACACAAGGACGTTCAGTTATTACATATACCAAGTAATGAATGGGAGAACGATGATAAACGAGTTATATGGCAAAGTATTATCAAAAATAAACTACATTTGAACAATCGTGTGTATGCTAGGAAATGTGCATTAAGAGAAGTACCACTACAAGAAGCAAAGAAATTCTTTAATAATAATCACTTACAAGGATTTAGAGGTGGTTCAATTAAACTTGGGTTATATTGCGGTGATGAATTAGTTCAAGCATTGATAATAGGTAAGAGTAGATATAATAAAAAATATCAGTACGAACTTATTCGTATGGCTAGTTCAATGAACACCACAGTCGTGGGTGGGTTTAGCAAATTATTAGCGAGTGTTGATGTGCCATTCATTACGTACGCAGATAGAACATATTCAAATGGCAAGGGTTATAAAGCAGTTGGTCTCACCTATCATAACACCACCGCACCTGGGTACAAGTATGTAGTCAATGGTGAATTACATTCACGAGTCCAATACCAAAAACATAAACTCAAAGATAAACTACAAATATTCAATGAAGATTTTAGTGAATATGAAAACATGGTTATCAATGGGTTTGATAGAATATGGGATTGTGGTAATATAGTTTTCACTTATGACAGTTAAGTAACCAATTCAAGATGGCACGGCGACAACTGTAAACTCAAAGTTTAACCGAAATAAAGAAAAAGGTTGCATCCTAGGTTGTTTGGTAGTATAATACACTTAACAAAACAACAAAAAGGATATGTAACATGGTTATTATGCAAAACAAAGAAACAAACGAAACTAAAAGAGTTCTAAAAACATTTCATATTGGTAATTTCTTAGGATTTCCAATTGTCGCTGTAATTGTACTCCTTATGGTATCTAAAATTATGTCACAGACGGCAGGAGTCGGAGTTGTGCTTTTATTATTAGTTATTGGATTATTGTATGTGTGGGAAAAGGTATCGTATAACGACAAAAAACAAATTGTTCAATTAAAAGATGCTGGGTTTGTCGAAGTTGAAGATACTGTCGGTTTAAAAATTAATCAGTTAAAGACAAAAACAGAACAATATATCGTTATTGCGATTGTTATTGCAATTGCTTATTTCATTATTAGCAATACTTGGTAAAACATGAAACTATTAATTAATTTAATTTTAGCAATTATGGTAATTTATTTTGCTTTTGACAGTTGGCAAATTGGACTTACTGCAAAGACAGTGATGCACCAAATAGTTGGCAGTATGGCAATGATTAAGGTATTGCTTGTTGGTGTAATTATTGTTGTATTTAATAACAAAACACAGCCTGTTAATGAAGTCAATAAGACAGGTGATAGTGATATAGCAAAAACAAACAGAGATAATGTGTATGCTAAGTTAGATAAAAACAACAGTAGTGTCGGTGATATTACTCCCTCAAAACAAAACGAAGAAACAAGTGATAAAGAAAGACAGTATATTGCAGTTGCTCTTATTATTGTATTAGTTATGGGCGTGTCGACATTAACATAGTACACAACCACTTAAGAAACCCACTGAAAGGTGGGTTTTTTTACGACTAAAATTTCTTAACATAGAACAAAACCAACAACCAAAATAATCAGTTTGGCAATAAATACGTATATTATCACCTACAAAAAACGTATGGATTTTTTAGCAATTATTTCAGAAGTCGGATTCCCAATAGCAGGTGCAGGAGCCGCAGGATACTTTGTATTCCTAACTGTTAAGTTTATCTTAGCAGGTGTTACAGGCGGTGTGCATGGGCTTAAAAACATCATCGGTGCGTTAGATAACAGAGTGCAAACAATGAATAACGACTTAGTGAAGATTGATGCATTGATGAGTTACGCATTACAAGTTAAGCCCAATATAGACAGACTTGCCGCAAACGAAGGTAAGAATGATGCCCGGAGAGATTAATGAGTGAAACATTAGTAAATGGTATTAGTCAGTACGGATTTCCTATTATCGCCGCGCTAGGCATGGGATATTTTGTATATTTTATATGGAAATGGGTAACAACAGAAATTAAACCAGTTATTAGTTCTGCTCAAAAAACTCTTATTGGATTGGTAGATAGAATTAGAATGTTAGATAACGATATGATTCGTTTAAACACTAAGTTACAAATGGTTCTAGAGTATCACGAAAAAACAGGAATACCAGTTGATGGGGAATTAGAGGAGATAGTTAAGAAGTATGCTTCGAATAGCACACAATTTAATCAAGATATTAATCGCAATAAGTCTAAGTAGTGTTTCTGCTTCGCCTTTTACGCACGAGTTTTCTAACCCGTCGTTCAACGGTAACGCTGGTGCACATTGGCTAACAATTGAAGAAAAGCTATTTAAAAAGAAACAAGAATTAAAAGATAAAGCACGTGCTAAAGCAGAGAAAGAACTAGCACTAAAAGAAAAAACAAACGTTGCTAAGTTCTTTAAGAATGTAGAAGCACGCATCTATGCACAATTAAGTAAGCAATTAGTAGATGAGATGTTTGGGGAAACATCATCTACATCAGGCACTGTTGAAATTGAAGGTAATACAATAACATACTTAAAAGATGGTACTAATGTAACACTTACTGTTGTTAACGAAGACGGTAATACTACTGAAATAATTTTACCAATTAACTCCTTTACGTTCTGATGGAATATTTACTAGCAATTTTATTAGTTTGTACATTATCTGGGTGTGCTACCCTTGATGTAATGGACGATAGTAAGTTCGACGACATGATACCCGCAGAATCGCCTATTGTGCCTGTGCTTAATGGAAAACCAATGACAGTTGCAGTTTATAAGTTCAGTGATTTAACTGGTCAACGAAAGCCAGGCGAGAAGTTTGCTAATATATCAACAGCAGTAACGCAGGGTGGATTAGATTTATTAATAATGTCGCTTAGTGAAATAGGCAGAGGCAAATGGTTTAATGTATTAGAAAGAACAAGTTTAGATAGTTTAATTAAAGAAAGGCAACTAATTCGAAATGGCAGAGAGTCAGTGGATGGAAACGAAGCACAGAAACTTCCAACGCTTGTATTTGCAGGCGTAATGATTAATGGTGGGATTATTGGATATGATTCAAATATTACAACAGGTGGAGACGGCGCTAGGTTCCTAGGAATTGGTGTCACAACACAATTTAGAGAGGACATTGTTACTGTTAGTTTACGATTAACGTCAGTAGCAACTGGGGAAGTTTTAGCATCAACATCGGCATCAAATACAATTTATAGCACATCTGTTGATGGAAGTATCTTTAGGTTTGTTGATTTAGGTACAGAACTTGTTGAACTTGAAACAGGCTCAACAAAAAACGAACCTGTCACATTTGCTGTAAAAAGAGCAATTGACAAAGCCGTTGTAAATTTAATATACAAAGGCTACAGAAAGGATTTATGGGAATTTAAATTAAACTAGAGGAGAGAGAATAATGAAGCAAATAATATTTTTTGTAATAACAATAGTAAGTGCAGTAGTGCATGGTGCTGATAATAAAATTTATATTGACCAAGCAGGCGATACGTTAAGTTCGACATTAACACAAGACGGTGGAGGTAACACTATTGGTACATCAGTTACAGACTTTACTATCAAAGGCGATACTATGACGTTTAATATAGACCAAACAGGTTCCACTAATACATTAGAAGGTGTTGTAGTTGGTGACGACTCTGATACAGTAATTGCTATATCAGGAAGTTCTAACGACATTGACCTAAATGTGTGTACGTCAGCAACAACAGCAGGTGCTGGTAATTGCGAAGATGTAGATACTAATATTAACGTTAGTGGTTCATCAAATGATATGGTTATTGATGTTGGTTTAAATAATGATGCATCGGGTCTTAACTTGGATATTGATGTAACAGGTGGGTCAAACACAATTGATATGGACTTAGATTCAAGTGATGACGGTAGTACGTACTCGTCTGTTGATTTAGATGTAACTGGTAGTACAAATACAGTAACAATTGACCAAACAGGCACACTAACAGCAAATACATTAACGTTAGACCATACTGGCGGTACAAGTGCATTTACAATTACCCAAACTGGCGGTACTTACAATAACGTATTGGATATGACTACTGTTGGCGATGGACACACAGTTACAATTAATCAAGGTCAGTAAATGGTTCTTATTGTTAATATCTCTCAATGTATTTGGGAGTATTGGTAATATAACTACGCACGAAGGAATCGGCGAAATCAACCGTGGCCAGGATAAGTTTGTAACTGAATCTAAACTTGGAGTAGAACAACTTGATGATATACGAACTGGCAATGGTAAGATTGGCATCACGTTTGAAGACTCAACCAAGGTTAAGATATCCAAAAACTCAAGTTTAATAATTGACTCCTTTATATATGACGCAAAGTCTGGCAAAGGTGCACTGTCATTAAAAGCAACGATTGGAACAGTACGATATGCTTCTGGTCTAATTGCTAAACGTAATCGTAAACGAGTAAAGATAAGTACACCAACTGCTAACATTGCTGTGCGTGGTACAGCATTTTCCATGACTGTAGATGAGTTAGGACAGTCACTTATTATTCTGTTACCTAATGCTGATGGAACAGTAGGGGAAATTGCTGTTGATACTGACATGGGACAAGTTGTACTTAATCAAGCATTTCAAGCAACTGCTACTAAGTCAATGGAAATGACACCCTCAAATCCTGTGTTATTAGAACTAAGTGAAAGTCAAATTAATAATATGCTTATTGTCGAGAAACCAAAAAACATTAAAAATGTATTTGATAATCCACTTGACTTTGACCCACTTAAGTTCAATGAGTTGGATATGCCTGTATTGGATT